AGTGATAGCATCAATAATAGTTCCAAAGGACTTTCCAATACTGTCGCCAAGTTCTACAAGAACTGGCTTAAGACCTGGGAAAAGTTTTGTACGAAGTTTTTCAAGGCCAGACTCGAGTTGGCTAAATAGGTTAGTCCCTAATGCGTCACGCAGTTCCTTGAGTGCAGGATTAAAGGTGTTAATGATATAGTTAACAAAACCTTGAGCTTCCTTAGAAAGACCAGCCATTGCGTCCGCGAATGCCGTGTCGCCTGCACCATCTGCTGTTGCTGCTTTTCGAGCTTTTTCTGCGTCGGCTAGCTCTGCTACTGCATCTATTTCATTCTGCTTGGCATTGAGATAGGTGTCAGTCTGTTGAAATACTTCTGTTCCAGCTTTTTTGGCAGCCTCACCTAGACGCTCTTGTTCCTTACGGAGATCTGAGTTACGATCTTTTGACTTACGAAGGTTTAGTTCAGCCTCGGCAAATGCCAGCTGAGCTTCGCGTCTTGCACGCGAGTTAGGCGGAAGATCTTGAACGCGTTGAAGTGTTTCACGAGCTTTCTCAAGCTCGATTGCAGCTTTCTTTTCGGCAATCGCTGCGTCTTCTGCATCAAAGCCAAGCTGTTGAATTTCTTCGTTAGCAGCTGCTGTTGCCTTTGCAAATTCATATTGTGCTTCAGTAAGTCGCCTTGTCGCACTAAGAACTCTTTTTATCGCTGCTTCTTCAGCTACAGTATCTTTTACTGATCCTTTTCTTGCCTTACTTCCTGCAGAAATTGCTGCGCCTACACCCTTAAGAGCACCTAACAGGCCAACTGCAGCAATTCCAATAGAGGTTAGCGCAGTAGCAAACACGACGCTGGCAGGCGCTGCGGCAAGAAGAGAAGACGCGAGAGAGACAAGCCCACCGCCGAGAGCACCAAGACCAGAAATAAGTGGACCGATGGAGGCGGTGAGCGCAAAGTTTGTTCTAATAAGCGTTTGAAAAGCTCTGCGTGCAGCGTCTGCTTCTCCAGCAGAGAAATTAAACTTCTTACCTAGTCCTTTAGATATGCCATTGTTAAATCCTTTTGTAAAAGACTCACCTACAGCTCTTCCATCAGACCCGAGATTGATCCCGCTTGCTGCACGACGAACATCGTTTTCAAAGCCAGTAGTTATAGCCTTGACAACTATATACGCATCGCCTACGACTGCCATTTGCTCACCTCCTTCCTTCTACTTAAGTCTTTACTTTGATAATGGTTCGTCTAGAGCTTCGCCAAATGGTTTTGACATTGAAGCGTTTACCGGTGTTGGCGGAACAAATGACTTTGTCGGCGCCTTCAAAGGATCAAATGGAACTACGGCATCGTCATCTTCGTATTCGTCAAAGTTTTTGACGTTTCCATCTGCATAGACAGAGCTTCCTGTTTTTGCACTAGCATATGGATACTTGTATCCGTAGAAATCTGGATAAAGAATCTCGCGACTGCGACTACGCCCTTCGGCCTGTTCACCCGAGGCATAGTTCATGTCTTCCTCAAAAAAGAAGTGGAGAACGTCTAACATGTCAGATGCCTCCATTTCTTTCAGATTAAGGTTATTCACGAGTGCTTTTCCATTTATGTATGGCCAGAGGTCAATTCCCCAAGTTAGGAGACTTCTGGCTCCCCTTCCGGGCGACCTGCATACACCTCAACTAACCAACCAGAAATTTCAGCAAGTGTTTCTACAGTTACAATCTTGTCCGCGCTTTCAATAAGAGTCGAGAAGCGTGTATAGCTTTCTGGCAGAAGAACGTGCTCGAAAAACATGTTGATTGTTTTTGCAGATTCAACAGCGTCATCTCCACTTGAGCGAGCGACTAGGTCAAGAAGAGTCTTTCCCTGGAGTTGTTCGCGACAGGAAAATTCTTCTTCGTGTAGCTTAAATGTTACTGGCTCTTTTTCTCCGGCGCTTTTGCCAGAACCAAAGTCTTTGTACTTAGTCATCTTTCTTTCCTCCGTTTTATGTTTGTGTCTTTATCAAGGCTTGTGTGCCTTAATTCTAGGTTATCTTATCAAATAAAGGTTATTGGCGAGGAACTTATTAGGCTTAGTTCCAGGGTGTCGCACAGAGCGTGCATACACTACGCGACCTCTAGAACTAAACCGAAGAACCTCTGCCCTGTTAGGAGTAATTATATGTGGACGTGTACCTTCGTGATGGGCGAGAGCATATCTAAGCGGAGACCCAATAGTCATACTCTGCCCGTACACTGCTCGTGACTGCGTCATACTTATAGAATTCTTTAATCTACCGGTGTCAACTCCTACTTGAGCTTTTGCAGCGCTAACGATAGCACGACCTCGAACATACATATGACGTCCTACAGGCCCAAAGGGACTGTTAAGAGTAAAGTCCAGTGTAGTCTTACGAAATACTACTTGTGTGTTGCCAAAGCTAATACCTAAACCTCTGCTTGAAGACAAAAGAGGCGCGCTCGCTCTTCCAGCTCGTCTAACACGATTTCTTGCCTGTTGGGCTACAGTGATTATTGGACTGTCGCGTACGATTCCAAAAAGTGGCATTATGGAACGACCATAGTCAATTGCATAGCCGTTGTTTGAAAACCACCGTCAAAACCAGAGCTATCAGCCGTAGCAATGACACCCATACCAAACTCGTCTGGCTCCCATTGGTCAAGTCTATTAAGCAAACGCATAAACATCCATGCGTCTACGACGGCTGCCTCAGAACCTTCTTGAATCTTTTCACCAGTAGGAGCCTTGCCGTTCTGGCCAACTACAGGAATTTCACGCGATATAGAAATAGTAAGAACAGCGCTTCTTGGCATCGTGCAGCGTTGAGGAGTACCCGCCTGGTCTCCAGGTGTTCCTAAGTACATTTGCATGAAAGAAACAACCAGTTGCTCACAATCAATGGCAGGCTCGCCTACAGTCCAAAATCTACGTGAAGGCAGCGGGACGTTGTTTTCTTCAAATACTTTAATAGTCTTCTCAAGTACTTTATCAAGAAAAACCTTAAGACTTAGTGCGTCTTCTGATACTGTAGAGACATCTGTTATTGGCATACTGCGTCTCCTAGTTGTCTAGTGTATACGTAGGTGTAGTAGTCTTACCTAATTGAAGAATCAGGTTACCGGACGCAATATACACAGTTTCGTCGCCTTTTGTCGCGTAAAGATCCCACGTGCCAGGGTCTAAGAATCCAGCGTAACCGTAGGCGTCCTCGTACGTAACAGAAAGTGTAAGTGTATCACGTGACTCGTTAGTTACAAGAGCCGTTCCGGTGTCTGCGCCATACGCGACATCAGCAGCAACCTTTGCATACATAAACGTCGTAGTCGTAGGTACCTCGCTGATGTAGTACGAGCCGTTAAAGGTCGCATTGATGCCTGAGATTGTCACGTAGTCGCCTACTGAGAACCCGTGGGCAGTAGACGTGGTAATAATTGCCATGTTATCTGCAAGTTGCTTGTGCGAAACAGACTTAGAGATGTCCGTAGTGATCGAGTTAATAGATACAGCGCCTGAGCCAAGATCTTTTGTCTTAGTTCCGCTGTAGTTTCCGATCTTAATTGTCGGAATCCAGTCATCGTTTGTCACGAGAAACGCTGCATTGATGTAGTCAATGTTTACGTCGAGCAATGCGCCTTCTGAACCTGTAATAAACATATCTAGTGAAGTTCTAGGCAAGATTGGAGGCTTAGCAACGTGACGACGAGCACGTGGAACGTCTGGGCTAAATACCTTAGCCTTTGCGCGAGCCTTGTCTGGGTTTGAAGACTTGAGGAAAAGGTCTACTATATATAAACCTGTGCGTAGCTCATCAATAAAGTCCTGGTTATCAAGAACTGTGTATGAAACACCTTGACGAGAAATAGAAGTAACACGCTGAGGTAGTGCGCAATCATCATCACCTGACCAAAGCTTAATAAATTCTGTAGCAAGAACACGAGCAGCTGCTTTTCCGGCCGCAGTAGGAGGAGCTCCGTAGGTGTACGTTACCTCGATGTTGCAAGGAGCCCAAGATGTGCCCTGGCGCGCTTGAAGTGTTGAATGATCTACTAAATAATAATTTGAAGGGTCTACTATAGATCCTGCACGGTTACGAACCGAATGAATCGCTACTACTGGCCTTCCACGAAGGCGCAGACGCGTTGAAGGTGACATACCGTCTGTTGTAAGCTCGGCGTAGTCATCAAATTCGTCAAAAGGAATGTTATATAGCTCTCCGCCAACTAGCTCAGGAGTGTAGTTGCTAGAAGAAGCGCCTAAACGATACGCACGAGAA